GGGGACCGTATAACATAACATCTTATAGATGCTCTTCCGATCTAAAGTCGCTACCTTCATACCGGGGAAAGCACTATGGTCGGCGAAACTCCGTTTAAGGAAGGTCACCTCCTGGTGCGGGATATATGGTCGGGATTCAGCTCCCTTATCTGCCATCGTGTAGGTAATTCCGATCTTCTCGAAAACCTTCTGGATGGACGTATGGTTATATTCAGGTTTTTCTGGGCTCACTTTCAGGTATACATCATCACCGAGCGTGTTCCGACGAACATACTTAAAGAAGTCACGAGCTAGACGTCGGAACTCCTCCTCACCATCGCCTGGTTTTGCATAGATCTCGACGTAAGCATACATGTGCAACAAATTGTTGGCAACACAGTTGAATGGGGTCGTCATCTGCTGGCCAGACGCTTCGCCACCCAACAGTGTGATCAACTCGCCAAAGAAGTTAATAGTGGCATTGCTAATGTCGGCAAGCCAGACACGAAGCGCCATGACCTCCTGTTCACTGTAGTTACCAGAAGTCTGTGCCATGTGCACGAAGACCTTACTCACGCAGTTGCTGATGAGGAGGTTGAGAACAGACTCGAAGTTCTTAAAGTCACCCGCAATCCAGTTATCGCCGGGCAACTCTTCACATATGCGATATATGTCATCCCACTCTTCGGAGTGTGTGTTAAGACCAATCGCAACTCCAAAAACATCTCTACGTCGGATCATCACTCGACATATGCCAAGAGTGCTCATCCGGACGTTCGTGAGTAGTGCCACGGGGCACATGTAAATAGAGCGGGCTCGACCTGCTTCGACCTTTGCCTTAGAGAGTAATTCGTCCTTCATGACCGCATCATAGACTGCATGGGGTCGGATACCCTTGTAAGCATTTCCGCGCATGGTGTCAATCTCCTCGTGAACCTCTTCAGTGTAAGCGCGATAAGCATCCCACTCTTCAAACTTTTCGGGTTCAGTAAGAAACTGCAGCTTGGGGCCACGTTTGCCGTGTCCAGCGGAGGTGGTATATTTCTGTGCATCTACGTTAGGTACTCCTGGGAAACCATTGACGGCAACTGAGAGAGGAACAGGGTGAATGTCCTCCCAATCTTCGTCATTGAGGTTTAACACAATGTGCTGGATATACTGTTTCGTACACGCACGCATGACCATCTCACGCATACTGTGCGTTGGGTGCAGGTAATTGACGAGCACCGACTGTGGTTGTTGCCAACCCAAATTACGTGGGGCAGCCATATTGTCGCCAATAGGTGGAGAAAACTCATTGCCGCGAGAGAAAATGTATGACGCATGTGGTGTATAGGTTCCCGTAAACTTGGGACGAGCATTAAAACATCGAAGCTGCCCGTGAGTCATCATATGGCCGGTCTCATGGTAATCGGTAAAAAGCTTATCAGTGGGCTTAAGTGGAATAACTTGCACCTGAGCTAACGGAAAAGCCGGGGTAGTGACACCCACGGTGGGGTAATTCTGGCTAAAATCAAAATCGTCCACTGACAACATGACCGACCACGCGGTATTGGTTTCTTTGTGGTAGCCTGCATGAATTCCGGC